TTCATCATCTTGACGTGTTGTATTGTCAGGTGACTCATTAGGTTGCGGCGGTTTGTAATCTGGATTAAATTTTTTCAGTAATTTTTTCGAGATTGTTTCCTTTGTTACAATTTCAATAACATTACCGTTACCATCTCTGTCTACTACATATCGGTTTAATGGATAGAGCTTTAGTCCATCCTTACCCATAAAGACAAGAGCATTACCAGCTACTACAAGATGCTTTAGTGCTTGATGAACGACAACACGATCACTAGAAGCCGCAATGGATTCCATGATAGTGCGTTCGATCTTAGCAAACGACAAGTCTAGTTCAGATCTAATCGCTGGTCCTAGTTCTTCAGGTAAGTTAACATCGTTAACCTGTAGCTTAAAAAAGCTAGTTTGTGGAGGTAACAATGCAAGCATTAGTTTACTTGCAAGTGTCACTACACCTTTAGCTCCCTGTGATTGCCACGGGGTTGTGAGTTTAACTGAACCTTTAGTATAAACCTCATCATCACGGATGAGATAAGGGAGAGTTAGATCTGCTGCTTGTCTAGCAGTGTTTAGAAACTGTGAACGGTCCGAAGACAATCTGTCATATCGTGTTTTAGCTGTCATTAGATTTTAAACGTTTAACGTTTTAGCAGCAGCTTTATTAGCATTAGCTGCCGTGAACCCTGCTGCACCAATTGCAGGCATTTTTGACTTCGGTCTACGCCGGAAGCCAGCGGTACCACCACGGATCATACCTGCACCACCAAGTCGGTAATCAGCTTGTTGACCACCACGTGCCATGTTACTAGATGAAACACGTTGTGCTGTATCAAATGCCTGCTGTTGTTCTTCTGATTTTCTCAGGTACTCTTGTTCTCGCGCAACTTGACCCTCTTGCATTATTCTTAGTTGCTCTGCAAAACCAGTTTCTCTAGTTCTTGCTTCATTTCTAAGATTAGTTATCTGACTTGTTGCTTCACCAAGTTCGCCGCTAAATTTTATTTGCAGCTGATCTATAATGTCTTGAAAATTAGTCCCAGTTCCAGTTCCAGTAGATGTTGTATTAATTTCAGTGTTAACATCTGTCGTCGTACCAGGATCTGTTGTTTCCGTACCAGGATCTGTAGTAGTAGTAGTAGTATTAGGATCTGTAGTCTGACTAGCATAATAGTCATTGATCAGTTTAAGATCATTTACACTATCAAGTCTTTTAACCCCAGCCAGTTTAGCTGATCCTATTGCATGATTGATTCGATCCCAATCATTTTGGCTATCTATATTTTGGATTCCAAGTAAATTGGCAACACGTCGTTGCTCCTCTGTAATCTGAGCCATTTAATTTTCCTCCATATAACGAATGACCCATTCAACAACACTGCGTTGACCGGCTTGGTACATAATCTTTTCCATTTTATCTTCAGGTGTTGGATTAATAGGTGGAAAGATTTCTTCTAATTGATTTGTTAAACCACGGGCTTGCATACCCACGGTCTCAAGCATACTGGGGGAGATTGACATTGCTATGCTCAAAGAAGCTAGGCATTCTTGCAGCCTTGGTGAAAGAAAGTTCAGGAGCTTTGCCCTGATACATTAAGTTATCGCTAGATTGCAGCCAAAATTTTTTATCCAAATTTTTATAGGTAGTATTTATACCTAGTGGTTGCATTACCCAGTTAATAGTTGCTTTACGCAGTTTATCAAGACTTGGTGAAATATCTAGACCAAGTTCTTTACATACAATTGAATTCGTTGCGACATGGATTTGTTCGTCTCGTGACACATCGGCACTTACTGTTCGCATTCCAGCGTCACCATTAGCGCGCATGAATGGTAGAAGAACGAAGAAAATTGAACGTTCGGCAACCATTGCTTTCGTAATCGTGTGATCAGGATGCGAGATCCAAGCATCGCGTAACCGTAGTGCTTCGGCTTCAGCCTTTTCATCCACCCCGTAAGCATTGGCGATGTAACCAAGAGCCACGTCGTGGTTTTCTTCGTCCTTGACGTTGGATAGGAGTAACTCCCGTGCCATGTCTGGAACTTCATTAGCCAGTGCATCAGTGATAAAATCTCCCACAGGTAGTTCCATGTGTCGCAAGGCAAGTGCACGGTGGATTGTTTCCTCCGCACCTTCTTTGCATGTACCAGCAGTTGTCTGTACTGGTGTCCATTTGCGCTTCCGCGCCATTAATTTTTCGTAAGGGTTCATTCTTGACAATCACATTGAGGTTCATTTAGTAAATCGTTCAGGTAATCATCAACATCAACATCGGCTAAAGCAGCATATGCATCGGTCTTGTCCTGAACATCGCCCATTACTTGCAATGAATAATAAAGCGAGGTTTGTGGAGACCTTAGCCACTCTTCAATGAATGCCTCATCCATGACAGCCAAATCTGACCACCAATTGTATGAGTATCCATGGAGAAGTCCACTGGATTGGTAGAGTTCCATGATGCCATCAGCAACACGCTTATAATTCTCCCATCCTACTTCACTGGCGATTTCTACATCACCATAGTTATATGTTTGCACTCCGAAAGTGCCAGAGTCACGGTCTACAGTACGACCAATAGGTGGTGCGATTTCTGGTGTACAGGTAAAGCCATCAGAATCCTGTGAGCGGTAGCTACAAGACGCTGTAGGAGCGATAGCAAATGCTCTGACCATATTGTACTCACGTGCAATAAGAGAGGCATCACGGATACCATTAGCAAGCTGTTGTACAAGAGAGTATGCAGCAGTAGCTTTAGGATCATGACTATTATACTGTTCTAATGCACGACCAAACTGCTCATAACTCACGCCATATCGGCGCAGTAGGTTAGCGAGACCAAGCACACCAAGACCAACCTGACGGTCAACCTCTGGTGAAAGGTACTCACCGGTATCTCCTACACCTGTCTTACCATGTAGTTCACATAGTTCTTTCATACCTTCTGCAAATGCAGTAGGAATCTCATCAAAACTACATGCTCCCAGGTTCACGTGTTGTAAAAGACACGTACCACGACTAGGTAAATATACCTCTAAGCATACATTACCTCGGATACGTTGTGTTCCTTGGTACTTAACTTTGTTGAGCCAAATGTCACCAGCCTTGATACCTTGGATTAGCAAGTCTCGTAGCTCTTGTGACATATTATCCCACCATTCTTGTGTGATATTAACGCAACGTTTGACCCAAGGTAGTACATCACGTGGTGTTGTAATAAATTCTTTTAGGTCATTATGCTGTGCGTCAATATGCAGCACTATTGCGCCGTTCTTGTATTTGCCACCCCTCCTGAGAGTTTCGTTAAGAGACGAATAGATTCGTCCAAATGATACAGGACCACTCGCAACGACGCCAGACTCTCTCTCGAAGCCTCGTGGGTCAAGTTCTGATAAGTGGATTGCAACTCCTGCCCCATTTCTGAGAGCGTGACTAGCGAATCTCCATGATGCTTCGATACCATTGGATCCCTCCATTTCATTTTCAACGTTCATAACGGTGCACGACACCGGGAGACGGCCAGTTGGATCATCAATCCAAGATTGCACACGTCCAGTTCTAGAAATTAGTTCGCTCATTTTACAAGATCATCGAGATTAGGTGGTTGATAGTTTGGTCCTTTCATTACCTTACCGTCGGACCGTCGGATAGGTTTATTATCTAGTCCAAGTTTGGATAGGTTTGATTTATGAACACGATCAAGTGCTTCCTCTAGATCCCATTCCATATTTTCTGCATATTGAAAGCAGACATAAACAAGGTCAGCTAGTTCTTTTAGTTCAGCTGCATAACCTTCTTCGGTTGCTGCATACATAAACTCTTTAAACTCTTCAACGATCAAATCCCGTTGCATAGTCCGGCTGCCCGAACTGTTCTGGATCCCATACGCTGTCCGAAACTGGATTGCTTGATCCGAAAGTGATTGCTTTTGTAGATGTTGTGTTGTTGAGTTCATTTTCAAGATAGTGGATAGCCTTTTTAAGGTCAGATGCTTTCGTGTTAGCATCTTTGTAACCGGCTCTGCAAATATATTTAACTGCACAGCCAAGATGATAGTTTAATTCCCAGTCTCTGATTGCGTCCCAGCACTCAATTGATCCTCGGGTGTAGTAGGCAGGGGAGAAATACGCCATTGTGCTAATAATTGTCCTACGTTGTTGGTTAAAATAAAGTTAGTTTTTTGTAGTTGCAGAAACAACTCAATCATTTGATCAGGAGGACACCGTTTTAACAGCTCCTCCATTCTTTTTAGTTTGAACTCTTGTTCTAGAGTTATGTCAGTCACTGGCATCGGTGGGAGTCCATAAGATGGGTCTGTTCTCTTTGAAGTCATAATCATCAGCAGTTAGTATCTTAGCTAAGCGTGCATTGAGTAGTGCTTCATTACTTGTAAGACCTTTAGACTCAAAAGCTTTAACAACGCTATCCCAAGTGTAGCCATGTTCAGAAAAAAATTTTACGCTAGTTTTTACACCGAATCCAGGTGCACCAGAGTAACCATCTGTGCTGTCACCAGCAAGAGTTTGGATAAGAAACCATTCCCAACCAGATTGTTTATCTATTGTAAAGGTTTCATCTAGATTGTACAGAGTACCAGGTATTTGTTTCATGTCCTTGTCAGGGGACACAATTACACATTCATCATTTGATGTTGCGTGAATACCCATGGCATCATCTGCCTCTAGTTGTGGCATCCTAATAACACGATATTCATCATGTAGTTTGTAGATTACTCGTCTGTATCCACACGGTTTCTTTCGATTGCGGTGACCTTTGTAAGATTTTTCAACTGACTTGCGAAAATTAACAGCATCACTGAAGAACAGAATAACATCTGAATCGAAGAAAGCTGATTTAATTTTATTGAGTTCTCTAGTAACGTTAGCATATGCTTCACTAAATCTACTGCCGACCATGATTACATCATCACCCCAATCAATGTCATACTCAGCCGATGCACATGCTTTGTAGACAATGTAATCAGCATCGATCAGTAGAGTAGTCATTTACCTTGACCCCTACTCATCTTGCGATCACCTTTTGGTTTAGATAATTTACCTTGACCTTGGGTTGTTTTCTTCTTAGTAGACTTAATCTCCTTTATGTTTTTCTTTGAGTAAAGCATTAGTGGGTTTCGCTCCAGTTGTTTCCGGTGGTTGCTTCGGCGTCGATTCGACACCTGATGTTGTAGTATTCACCAGCTTCTGTACTGCTAAGTACCAAGGATGAACATAGATCTGCTGCGTGCTCGGGAGCACACTCGAATTGTAATTCGTCATGAACAAATGCTAGTTGTGAACAGCATAGTTTTAGTTGTTTAATGTTGTGTTGGTTGATAAGCATCCAACGCTTTGCCAGGATTGCAGAGTTACCCTGCAAGCAGTAGTTCAACGCTTTATGCGGTGAATCCACGATAATTTTTCGGTCATCGATAGCTTTGATGTATCCACGTTCTGAAGCTTTTTTAATTGCATCCAGGAGATCACCGAGTCCTTCAATCGCATCAACATATGCTTCTCTAATCTCTTGTCCTTTTTTCTTTGCTGCCGAGGATGAAAGAAGTTTGTCATAGCTGTGTCCAATTTTTTCATTGCCTGCCCCATATAGCATGGCGTAGGTTACCGTCTTAACTTGTTTACGACTGATACCTATCTTATCAGCATTGACCTGATGGATGTCACCGTTAAGTAGGATGTCAGCGTAGCGTCCTCCATCATACTTTGCAAGAAAATGCGAAAGCATTCTTAGCTCGATTCCTGCCAAATCTGCCCCAACCATTACTAAACCTGGACTAGCAGTAAATAGCTGCCTAAATCTAGGATCACTTGGAACTTGCGCCAAGTTTGGGTTACGATGCGCTTGTCTAAATGTTGCAGTAGCTACTGAACAATGGTGATGTATCCGACTAGCAGTCGTAGATAGCTTCAGCCATGCGTTCGCGCCTTCGGAGATCATCCCAAGCATTTTCGTTACCGTCAAACATCTCGCAAACTGCATAGCAATCGGAGATCCAATCTCGGTCAGAATAACTTCGTCGATAACTGGTTTCCCAGTAGTTGTCTTCTGGGTTGGATTCCAACCACAGAACGTTTGCAATATCCATGAGATGTGATCGCGTGATGTCGGGTTTAGTTCTTTTAAACGTGTGAATGGAGCGTCTTTGACATAGCCTTGGGTCCGATTATTTCTCTTAGGAGTAAATACTGGTCCGGCAACGTAAGGGTGCCTGTCACG